GGGACGCAGCAAGCAGTGGCAATCATGGATGCAGACACGATTGAACAACGATCAAGTCGAACAGTTCTTTCGGTCAACCATATGCAAGGTAGTAACCAAGCAACAGCAAGTGACCAAGACAAACGAGAAGCAACTTGAGAATCTTATTTCAGGTTGGGATCGTGAGAAAGTAGATCTCGGCTGGAACAAATGGGCATTGTATAACTGCCTGACCCATTGGGCTACGCATACAAATGACCTCAAGTCACCACAGATTGCACGTTACAATCGCGAGATAGCAATCAGCAATGCAATGAATCACAAACTGTTTACCTCCATGGTGGGCGAGAACGTAATCTAAGGAGAGGATAATGAAAAACGTAACTAATGTTATTGCCCATCGTCATAACCTAGAAGCAAAACTTAAAGATACAACCGAGATGAAGCCCGTTAATCGTGCGGCTCGAAGAGCTATTGCAAGCAAGCGTCAGCCAATCAAAGTTAAATGGAGTAAGAAATAATGCGTATGTCACGACAGCACTATGAGTTTCTAGCTGATAAACTTGGGCCACTTGTACCGTGGCCCACCCATCTTCATAGCATTGCCGATGAACTCGAGGCAACGAACCCAAGGTTTGATAGAGATAAGTTTATCCAACGTGGAACCGCAGCATGGGAAGCTAACTATGTAGCTCCCGTCATTGATGATGAGATACCGTACCAATGAATGTATTCAAGCACACAGTATGCTGCCCCGTATGCACTGGCGATGGGTTCATCGAAGTAGAACACACGCCAGCCCGTACATCATACAACGATCTGCCTGAGCCTTACTGCGAGGCAGAGACTTGCGAGAATTGTGGCGGCGATGGAGAAATCGAAGTCGATGATGTTGACTTTGACGAATAGATTGCTGCACTAATGCAGCATGAAATCGTATCTTCAAATAATAACAGACCAAGCAGCGGAGGCTAACGTCTCCCTGCTCAAGGCATTCAGTCGAGCAAACATTCCAACATCGACATACTATAGAACAATCAATGGAAGCACCGAGATACGGTATGATACTGCATTGAGGGTACACTATGCCATTGAACAAGTACGTCAGATTCAACAAGCCGTTGCGGATACCAAAAGATTACGAGCCAATGGTCAACCTGTTAATAGACGCTCGATTAAAGCGCGAGTTAAGTCAAGAAAAGTTAGCACATAAAATAGGATGCACAGCATCACTGGTACACAAATGGGAAACACACAAACGAATACCCTCTGGGTTCATGCTAATCTGTTGGCTGGATGCACTGGGCTATGACATCGAAGTCACTGAAAGGTAAAGCAATTCTTTGCGTGGCATGTAAAGTAGCCACTCATTTCTATGTTGCAGTACTCAAAATAAATAGCGGCCGCTCAACAGAGAAGCACTGGTATGTGTGCATGAGCTGCTACGTCAACGACAAATGGCAAGAGCCAACGTCAAAAACAAAACCAAACAAAAAACGAATAAAGAAACCTGCCGTCAAGATACAGGCAGGCGAGTGGGAATCTAGCATCAAGGCAAATGCTAAACCATCAACCGACTGGTAAGGAGAATGACATGCTCATCTATGGAATAGACCCCGGATATACAGGAGCAGTCAGCATATATGAAACAGAAACAGACAGCTTAGTTGTCTACGATATTCCAGTAGTTAAATCCCCAAAAGGTAAGACGTTAATTAACCTACCTGAGTTGCTTTCAATTCTATCCAACCAAAGAAACAAGCCAGCCTTGGCTGTGATCGAGCGTGTAAATGCTATGCCTAATCAAGGTGTTAGCAGTACATTCAGATTCGGACAAGGTTTTGGTCAGTTAGAGATGGGAATCGTTGCGTCAAAGCTACCTATAAAATATGTGACGCCACGTCAGTGGAAGAAATACTTTGACCTTTCAAAAGACAAAGGTGAAAGTAGAAGACTAGCGAAGCTCTGCTTCCCTAACCATGCACACTATTTCAAACGAGTTAAAGATGACGGACGAGCAGAAGCCGCACTCATTGGATTGTATGCAAAAGAAAACTTAATCTAAGGAGAACACAATGACTATAAAACAAACAGACGAGATCAAAGCATATCTCAAGCAAGGCTATCGCATCACAGCAATTGATGCACTGCAAACATTCGGGTGCTTTAGATTAGCAGCGCGAATCAAAGACCTCAAAGACGAGGGCATGGAGATCGACAAGGTAATGGTTAAGACTGCCAGCGGCGCCCGTGTTGCACAATATTACAGCCCATCGAAGGTACGCACATGACATACAAAACAACTAAGCTCAGTGACGCAGCGCGCCCGTCCATATGGGACGCGCATGTCGCCAAAGCAGCAAGCTCTCCCGTTCAAGCCCGTGAATACAAGAGGTCTGGCTATGTGTTAGACAGCGATAAGATCATAGCAGATCGTATTCGCAATGGCGAAGCAGTCGGTGAGCCATACCTCAAGGGCTTAACAAAGCAGCGGCTCAAGAAATTCCAACACCTCACTGAAGAAGACTTCGAGAAGTATGGAAAGTATGAATGACGTTACGTCACTTCGTATTGCCCTAACTGCACATAAGCAGTAGGCTACTATCAAATAACAAAGGAGAACAACATGGAACGTAAAGGTTTCATAGGTGGTTCCGACTGCGTAAAAATAATGCAGGGGAACTGGCTGGAGTTATGGCAGGTCAAGACAGGCAGAGTTGAGCCTGAAGATTTGTCTCGCAACATCGCTGTGCAGATGGGCGTTTACACTGAGGACTTTAATCTAGAATGGTTTGCCAATGAGTATGACTGCACCCTGACAGGATTCCAGAAATCATTTGAAGAAACGATTGGATCAGTCCCGGTCAAGGGTACAGTAGATGCTATGGTTGGTGACTCTATCGAAGACTCTATCGTAGAGGCCAAGCACACCAACGCCTATAATACTTTGGATAAAGTTATCGAGTATTACATGCCGCAGCTACAGCTATACATTCACCTAGCCAAGGCTGAAGGTGCGCATCTATCTGTTATCTTTGGCAACAACAAATGGGAGTCAGCTCATGTCAGGCGCAACGAAGAGTATTTCAATTCTATGTGGGCAGTGGTGTCGGACTTCTGGGGTTACGTTCTTCGCGATGAAGAGCCAGTTGGTAATGACCAGCCGATACAACTTAGCATTGACAAGGTGTCGGTGGACAACATGGTCAAGCGAGATGCCAGCCAAGACAACCAGTTCAATGACGCAGCCTACACTTACGTTACTCTAGAGGCAGACGCCAAAGCATTTGAGTCAGCCAAAAAACAAATCAAAGATATGGTCGGTGACAATGAGCGTGAAGTTTACTGCGATCATCTAACCGCAAAGCGTGACAAGCGTGGAGCAATTCGTATCACAAGGAGAAATTAAATGGCGGGTAGTGGTCAAGGAGCTTGGTCGCAAAAAGTAAATCATGGATCAAGCGGAGGCAAAGGTCGAGATTCTTTTGGAAAAGAAATCTTTACATTCAATCCGCCCAAACCAAAAACAGGACAAACAAAATTAATTAAAGGTCGCAAGTATGAACTGCATCCAACAAAAGGGTGGCAGAAGGTACGCAAATACCAAGAAGGAGAACAACAATGAGTGACACAGCAATCAAGGCGCTGCTCAAAGCGCAGCAAGCTATGGAATCTGTAAAGAAAGATAGCGTAAACCCACACTTCAAGAACCGTTACGCTTCACTTGAAGCAGTGATTGACGCTACGTCAAGCGTGTTCCAAGAGAATGGGTTCGTTGTCATGCAGCCCTGTGGTCGTGACGAGCTGGGTGTGTATGTAGAAACAAAGCTACTTCACACTTCAGGAGAAGCCTTCTCAAGCAAGGTTTACCTAGTCTTGAGTAAGCAGGACATGCAGGGATTAGGCAGCGCTATAACCTACGCTAGACGCTACGGCTTGCTAGGTATGGCTTGCCTTGCAACAGAGGATGATGATGGCGAGATGGCCGCCAAGCAATCAAGCCGTGTCCAAGTAACCAAAGGACTGAAATCAGACAATCCACCCAACCCTGCACCAACGGAAGATTTAAACGAGTGGTAACAAAGGGGTTAATTGCTCAATTAATATGGAGAGGAGTATGCCAAGGGGAAATCTTACAAACCGTACAATCAAAGGTGTAAACGAAACTCTAGTCGCAAGAGCAATGCAGATGGCTATTGCTCAAAGCCAATCACCTGATCCTAAAAGAAATTGGGTTGTGTTTCGTATGAGAAGAGACGGGTTTACGTTTAAAAAAATTGCTGAGTTTGTTCCATTAAGTAATGAAAGGCTTCGGCAAATGGAACATAAATGCTGTAAAGAACTGAAAGCCCAATTGAATAAACTAACTACACTAGAACTTGAAACCAAAAGGAGCCAGAAGCATGGCAGATTATGACGACACTAACCGAGGCGCAGCCTTCACTCCATTCCCTACCCAGCAGATGATACTGCAAGGTAAGCTCAACGTAGAGGGTGCAGACAAGAAGGTTATGCTGGTGCGAGACACCACCCGTGATGGCAAGCAGATCATCGAGGTCTATGAGAAATCAGGTACGTTCTTTGAGAACGACAAGAAGGGCAACGAGTCTGCCCCTGATTACAGTGGACCATTTGGTGACGCTAAACGTCTTGCCGGATGGAAGAAGATGAAAGATGGTAAGCCTTATATGTCGTTCCAAGTAAGCGACAAGATGTCAGGTGGTGCAGCAGCCCCAACAACTGACCCCTTGCAAGGTGACGACATACCGTTCTAGAAAGGAGGTGTTCTCCTGTAACTGGGCAGCCTTCGGGCTGTCCCTTTTTTTATTCAACAAGAGGCGCACATGCAGAAAGCACGATTAAGTTTAAGCAAGTGTATCAACGCAGCAGAGATGGGGTTAACTATACGGCAGACATCTACTCTACTTGATATACCATACAGGCAGGTACTAGAATTAAGCAGAGAATATAAAATTAAATTTGTATGCGGAAAGAAGAAAGCCAATGAGCAACGAAGGAAAGATAGCCTTAGACAGAGCCAAGCGTCTGCTGAAAACCATGGTGTTAATAGCGGACAACAAGCAACGCTACAACCTAAAGCAAGAACTCGAAGAGATAAAAGCACTGATCGAGATAGCGCTAAAAAAATAGATGAGATTTACAGCAGCGCACTTCCAAGGGCAGAGAAGTACGAACTCCTCTATGCAGAAGCATGGCGGAGCTTTGAGCAGCAGCTAATTGATTTAAAGATGAGGCCACCATTCCCTGAACTGAAAGTTAAACTCGACATAGAGAATGCAAAAAACTCTGCAATTAAAAAGCAGAGAGAGCGGTCTGTCCTTAGGCGTCAGATGATAATGTCTTGCTTTACAAAACAGCAAACCAAAGTAGCTGAAGATATTAATAGAGAAACTAAACTAGGACTCCGCATAACTAGCCAGATGCTAGACCTCATGTACAGGGACGGAGTGCTTACTAGAGAACGAGTGCAGGTAGGCCCTAACAAACGAAACAGTGTTTACCATTATAGCAAGAAGTGATCGTGTGGGTGGCCGTTGAAGTGAATGCTGGCACATTTGGTAGCAACGTCATCCTAGGCTAAACAACCACCGTCCCGCGGTAAGTCGATTTTATCTTGCGATGATAGCCACCCACTCGAATCTTATACAGCTAACTCAAAGTGAGGTCCATCAATAAATGGTCTTCGACCCTGCGATCTACGCAAATCAATGTAACTATTCATTGCATCTTCCATGCTGCCCTCACTGTACTGAGC